CAATATTCGTAACTCCCTCAATAGTTATATAAGAAGTAGAAACTATTACCCAATCAGTAGAAGTAATAACTCCAAAGAATAAACCCACAGAAGCTATTACAAATACAGTTAGTTTTCTACTTAACCATTTATTTAAAAATAAATCTATTTTTTCTTTATTGCTCATTATATTGCAAATATATGTTTTGGGTTTTCTACCTCAATAGCATTAGTAAACTTAATTTCTTTTTCACTCATTATGTCATAATGGTAACCATCTGAGTAAACAGGCTCTTTAATTACATTAAATTCCTCATCATAAACACCATTCTCTAAAACAATTAAACCTATCTCTACAATAGCTTGTATACCTTGCCCGTAAGCTAAAGTAATTTCTTTGTCAAGGTTTTCTACTTCTACGTAAACTTTTTTAGCTAATAAATCAGCTGTAGCAGTTTCTTTATCTGTGTATTTTAATTTATAGATATTCATTATATAGTTGTTAATTGTGACAATTCGGTATTTGTTAAGCGTGTTTTCCAAAGAGCAGCAGCATTTATATTTGTACCTGTTAAAGCAAAATTTTGATGGTTTAAAAATATTGCTGCTAAACTTGGTATTGAACCGCTTGTATCGGTTGCTATTTGAACGCCATCAATATATAATGCGAAATCATTTGCTTTGTAAACAACTGCTAATTTATGTCTTCCAGTAACAGCACTTGAGGTGTTTGTAAATTGAGTTGCACCACCAACAATAATATTTGTGTAAACACCGTTAACATTCCATTGTAAAATAATAGAGTTTAAATAATCATTTGGTCCATCTGAATTACCTAATTGGAAACCACCCTCATTTGTTGATGTTCTATTGAAGTCTAAAAACAAAGTCCCCTCTGTTTGTCCTATCAAACTACTTATACCTGTTTTACTAATTACATCAGCGTTTCGTGTTACACTTGCAGAAGTTGTAGGAATGTATGAAGTAGCGTAAGAACCCGCTTCTGTTTGAAATCCCCAAGCATAATTTCCTGAAGTTCCGTCACCATTATAAGTAATTCCTGTTGATGCACTAAAACCATATTGTATACCAAAAACACCAAGTGGCGAAGTAAATGTAGCTGATATTCTATACCAACCATTACCAAAACTTTTAATAGTTGATGCCCCTAAATCTTGACTTGTTATTGTTCCATTATCTAAATCAAAAACTGAAGTTCTATATGCACCTGTTGTAAAACTTCTTAAAATAGCATATCTATAATTTAATTTTTTTACAAAAACAGATATTGTTAAAACTTGGTTTAAAATTGTTGGCTCAAAATAATAAACTAAATGCTCATCATTTACAGCGTTAGAAACTATTTTATCAGCTGTTACATTTCCATCAGGTGAAGTAGTATTATTAGCAGTTACAGTAGTAGATTGTTTAGTCCAATAAGCATTATCAAATTGTTCACTATATAAAACTAAATTCGTTCTCTGTGGCTCTACTAATACACTCGGACAAGTACTATTTGTATAGTCTAAACGTGGCACATTACTTGCTACGCTTTCAATTAAACCTGCACTATTAACTCTTGTTGCTGTTGTAGCTCTTGTAACGCTTAAATCACCTGCACCGCTTGTAGGTTTTATAGCGTATAACTTACTCGCTTTTGCACCATTTGGAGTTACTACCAAACTTGCACTTTCAAATAAACTCATTATATATTTTCTATTAAATTAATTAAACATTGTTTTGCTTCAAATACAGTACCACTATCTTTACTCATTCTACTAATTAAACTTAAAACATCTTTTATTTCATTAGCAAAAATTTCAGTTTCTGGAGAATAACTATTAGCATAAATTGAAGCAAAATTTATAGAATTACTTGCACTTTGTCCCTAACTTATATCATTATTATTAGCACCTTGTCCCCAATCAATATTATTTACCATTATTATTTTTTAAAGTTTCTACTTTTTTTAATTGTTCAACTTTAGCTAAATATAAATTTAGCTTTTTAAAGTTTTTAATTTTTACGTTATTATAAGTACCAGCCACCATAAAAATTATTAGTATCAGGGTTTACATCCTCGTTATTGTTGTTATTATATTCAGGGTATGTATTAGTATTATAACACATAAAATCAATAAAACGCTGTGTATAACTTTCTGCTATATCCCTTTCTTTTTCAACTAAAAAATCAACTTCTGCTTTGTCTACATTTGTAGCGTTTTCAGAATTATGTTTAAACAAACCTTTGTTACTTAATGTGTATGCAGCAAATGGTAAATAATAAACCATTGCCCAATGGATAAGCATAGGTTTAACGTAAACCGTTAAAAGATTTTTATAATCTACAAACTCAGCTTCGTTAATATCATCGTTTAAAATTAAATCCTGTAACTTTTTGTAAAGTTTAGAACCTAAATAGTTTTGAATAGTAATATCTTGGCTAATTTTAATATACTCGATAAAATCATCAGCATCTAAATTGCCATTTGTAATTGTAAATTTCTTTACATCTTCTGTACTTATTAATAATGCGTAAGCCATATCTTAATTTGTTTTAGGTAAAAATCCCTTGTTAGGCATATCTATTGGTCTTTGTGCTACTAAATTTGGGTTTTTAATAACGTAACCGTATTTCTCTGCTTTAGCACCTGCTATTTGTTTTGCTTTTGGTGAATTAACATCTATATTTACACCCTCAAAACTTGCATAAACTTGTTTATTCCATCTATGGTGACAAGCACCACCGCCTTTATATAACCACACATCTACAAAAGGCGAACCATTAGCACCCAATCCTTTTTGCTCTCCCTCGTTATTTATTCTAACCTCGTTTACTATTTTACTTGACATAGCAACAATATCTTCTTTACGATATATTTTACCTGCATCAATCATTTTCTGACAAAACTTTCTACTTTTTGTAGAAGTTTCTCCTGCATATACATAGCGTGTAATAAATCTTACACCATCTATATTTTCATCTTGCTCACTTCTTGCGTTACCTCTTGCAGTTCCTGTACTTACAAAATTATACGCTTTGCTTAATAAACTTTGTTTAGGCTCTTTAGATAATAATTCGTTTTCTGCATCATCATTATCATAATCTACTTCGCTTTCATCAATTAAAAGCCATTTATCGTTAGGTGTTTCTCCTAATTGAATTAAAGTATCTGCTACTTCATTATCTGAATTATCTTCGCTTAAACAACAAGTATGTGCAGATAATTGTGTCCCTGTTTCTTCTGCTACTTGGTCTTGTGTTTGAGCGTTTTCTAAATCTGTAAACTCTAAAGGTTGAATAGTTTTAAAGTATAATTTTAACTTAATTCCATTAACTGCTAAAATAATATCTAATGCATCGATAATCTCTAATTGGTATGGTTTAATTACCAAGTTATCATATAACAAAGTAGCTGTTTTAATTTCATCAGCATTGTTACTAAAACCACCACCTGCATCACGAATACCTAAAAGCATTGGCGAAGTAACTCTATGCCCTACAACTAATTTTTCAAAACATTCTTTACTTAAATATTCGTAGTGTGCAGGTGCATCATTTAAAGGAATATCATCTACAGTAGTTTTGTTATCTACCGAACTGTTAAAACCTACAATTACTTTTTCACCTCTTGCACCTGTTAATTTCCTTTTAACTTCGTTTGCAATTTCTTCTCTTTTTTCTTCTGGTGGCACACCATTATTAAAATTGATAACTTTAGTACCACTAAAACCATTCATTACATCATTAATCAAATAATCGCTTATTTCTTCTTCTAACTTTGCATAAGGTAAAGCACCGCTATAATCAATCGGAGTGTAATAATGATAACCACTAATATAAGGTTTAATAATGTATAACTCTACTTCTTTACCATCACCAAAACCAAAAGCAGGAATTCTTTTTATTTCTTCACTTGGTTTTTTATTAGCCCAATCAGGATGATAATACCACGCTTCAATTTCGCCTTTATCGTTGCATTTTTCAGCACGTAAAGTATGCATAGGGAAATGGTCTACAAATTTAACTTCGCCTTTTTCATAACCTACCTGCATAGCAGCCATTCCTAAAAGTTTACGCTCTAAACCTATTTTCTTTAAACAATTTGGTTTAATAATAGAAATCATTTTAGCGTACTCATCAGGTTTTTTATTAGCATCTAATGCTGATATACCTTTTCCGTAAATCATATTAGATACACCTGTTATAATAGCGTTGTTAGTTGTGCTGTATAAATACCTTTCAATTAAAAAATTAAAGTAATTATTATCTGCACCGTACTCTACAAATTCACCCTTTTTACTTTCGTTTATTTGTGGTGAAGTATATGCACTTAAATTTAAAATGTGAAACATATTATTCAAATATTTTATATTCGTTACTTGTTGTATGTTGTACGTATTGGTCTTTATTAATCGTATAATTTGAAATTATTTGATTTGTACAAAATACTTTATCTCTATAAACTATATCAGTACCATTTAAAATAGTAAGCGTATAGTATTTATTTTCTTTTATTGGGAATATTGCAGAAGTTGCTACGTAATACCTATCTATTGAAAACGTGCAATTTATCTCTACTTCTAAATTAGTTTCTTCATCTCTCAATACAATAGCATCAGCATCACTACCATAAATAATAGCGTTTAATGTTTGTGCTGTTTCTTGCTCTCTTAAGATTATCATATTCTTTTATTTAAAAACAAAGAAATCTATTTTTTGTTAAAACAAATTATTATATTTGTCAAAACAAAAACAAAATAATTATGAAAATATGTACAAAATGCAATATAGAGAAAGAATTTATTGAATTTTCAAAAGATAAATATCATAAAACAGGTTATAAATCAATATGTAAAATTTGTGCAAAAAAATATATTGAAGATAA